TGATCCACGTAAGATTCGTAAAGTACGTGAAATCAAAAAAGACCGTGATCCAAGAACGGGTGCAATGGTCATTGTATCGACTGCTGAATACTATGTGTTCAATGATCGTGGTACAACCACACAAACATTCACAGCAAATGTAGGTCAAGGTCTCCGTATTGCACCAGATTCAATTGTCAATATCAACTCTGGTCTGATGGATGCCAAGAATACATTTGTCATTTCATATCTACATAAAGCAATCAAACCACTCAATCAGTTGAGAATGATTGAAGATGCGATTGTTATATATCGTATTTCACGTGCGCCAGAACGCCGTGTTTTCTATATCGACGTTGGTAACTTACCACGTGGTAAAGCAGAACAATATCTGCGTGACATCATGGTCAAGTATCGTAACAAACTTGTTTATGATGCCAACACTGGTGAACTGCGTGATGAGCGTAAGCATATGTCAATGCTTGAAGATTTTTGGTTACCCCGCCGTGAAGGTGGTAAAGGCACAGAGATTACCACTTTACCAGCAGGTCAGAATCTTGGTGAACTGGAAGATGTAAAATACTTTCAGAAGAAATTATTGCAGTCATTGAATGTGCCATACTCACGCCTCGAATCACAAGAAGGTGGTCTTGCTGGTCTAGGTCGTTCACAAGAAGTTACCCGTGATGAACTCAAGTTTGCCAAGTTTGTTATTCGTCTGCGTAATAAGTTTTCTCAGTTGTTTGATGATCTTCTGCGTACACAGTTGGTACTTAAAGGTGTGTGTACACGTGAAGAGTGGGATAACTTTAAAGAAGATATCTATTACGACTTTCGTAAAGACAATAACTTTACAGAACTCCGTGAAGCAGAACTGTTACAGAATCGTTTGCAAATGGTACAGTTGGTTGATCCATTCGTTGGTCGTTATTTCTCAAATCAGTATGTCAAAGAAAAGATTTTGATGATGACTGAAGAAGAAATCGAAATGATGGATGAACAGATTCAAGAAGAAAAAGATACCTTGCCTCCTGACATGCAAGGTCCTGTATTAGGTGGACCACCACAAGGTGCCGCACCACAAGCAGAGCCAGAAGATAACACGGTAGAAAATACCGAAGAGACTGAATCATTAACACCTGGTCTAGACGATGAAATAAACAAGTCGGTTGTCAGTATAAATAATAGACGAAGATAAGAAAGGTTATTATGGATATTCAAGACATTATCAACAACATTGCTGCTGGCGAAAACGTAGCAGCAAAAGAAAGCATAGAAAATGCATTATCAGCGAAAGCGTTCGATGCGCTCCAAAGTCGCAAGCAAGAAATCGCTTCTACTCTTTTTGGCGGGCAAAACCAAGAGTCTCAAGAAGTTGCAGATAACGAAGAAGCCGTAGAAGAATGAAGTCTTTATTAGAGTTCAAACACATAGTTGAAGAAGAGAAGTCTGACTACTCAAAGTTAGACGCTCTTGTTCGTGCTGGTTTGGCCAATAAAGCACAGTTACAACGTATCCACAAAATAATGGATAAGATGTCTGAAGAACGACCAGTATTTAATAATGCTGATCGTGAAATCATGCGTAATCTTTTCAATCGTATGGCTGATCTGATTACAAGCAATAAACAGATTTATACCAAAGCAAGACAAGCAGTTCGTGAAGAAGTGGAACTTGATGAAGCACGTATGGATTCACCACTCGTTCCAGATCCACCAGTTATTTTGGTAATTAAACGCAAAGCGGTAAGATTATATCCAGACGGTACAAGAATTGCCATGTACTGGAGTGATAAACTTAAAAGAGTTTTTAGTGTTCCATATGGTACTGTTCTTGATGCTCCTGTACAAGCGGAAGAGTATATCAAAGAACTGACTGAAGCAGAAGAGTTATTATTGAGTGATGGTAACACACTTACTTTAAGTGAAGAAACAAAACAAGTTTTAATTGACACTTATAGTCAGTTAGATGAAGAAAATAAACAAGTATTCTGGCGGCAACTTACAGAATCAATAACAACATTTGGCCAACTCAATGAATTTTGTAGAACTAATTCTTCAAAATAGATTAGACGAAGCAAAGAAACTAATCTTTGATCGTTTAGATGACATTGCTTCTATTAAATTAGAAGAGGTAAAGCCATTCGTTGTTGATGAGATGTTTGAAGAGATTGAAGTTGATGAAGAAGTATTAGAAGAAGCGGCAAAGAAACGCAATCCAAATGTTGTAAAAATGGGCAGAGTGCAAAAGATTCGTCGCCGCATTCGTCGCAATAAAAAAGGTAGAATTATCGTACAGAAGAATGTACGTAAATCAGCAATAAAAGGATATCGTTTGTCTGGTAATACAGTAAAACGTATACCGGCAACAGTAAGATTACGTAAAGCACGTTTGTTAAAACGAGCATGGAAAACAACAAGAAGAGCAAAACTTAGACGCACATTGATGAAGAGAAAAATGTCAATGCGCCGTCGCCAATCTATGGGACTAAAATAAAATGCCATTTGAAATAACTAACAGTTTAAGAGGCCAATCAGTTATTCGTGCTGTTGATGCGGGCACTTATACAATCACACTTAATGATTTGAGGGCTAATGCAACAATTGAAACTGTAACTGCTGCCGACATCAAGAGAGTTATGTGGTCAACAAACGGCAGCATTACAATTACACGAAACGGTGTTCCACAACTTGCTTTGCACACCGGCGGTGTTATGGATTTTGCAGACTTTGCACACTCAATTGCAAATAACAACACTCAAACCATTGTAGCAACAATCAATACGGGTGGTACTCTTATTATGGAAGTTTCTAAGTTTGCTACTTACAATGTCGATCCGTATACAGGAGTAACCATCTAATGAAACTCATCAAAGAACACATTGAAGAAGTTCGCTATCTTACCGAAAAAACGGAAGATGGTAAAAAACAAATGTACATTGAAGGTATCTTCCTTGTCGGCGACACAGTTAACCGAAACAATCGCATGTACGAAATGAAAACGTTACGTAATGAAGTCGCACGATACACAAAAGAACTCATTGAGTCAAACCGTGCGCTTGGCGAACTAGGACATCCTGATACACCATCACTCAATCTTGAGCGTGTGTCACATAAGATTGTCAGTCTCAAAGAAAATGGTAATACTTTTATTGGTAAAGCACTCATCATGGAAACACCATATGGACAGATTGCTAGGAATCTGATTGATTGTGACGTTAATCTAGGTGTTTCTTCACGTGCCCTCGGCTCAGTTGTGATGACAAAAGAAGGGTATAATTTAGTGCAAGATGATCTGCGTTTGGCTACAGCAGCAGACATCGTTGCTGACCCTTCAGCACCAGGCGCATTCGTTCAGGGCATCATGGAAAACAAAGAATGGATGTATGTTGAGGGTCGTTTTGTCGAGTCACATATTGACTACGCTAAAAAACAGATTCGTCAAGCATCTCGTAAAGATATTGAGTCCGTTGGACTTCAACTTTTCGAAAACTTCCTACGAAAACTTTAAAATTTATAAATAAGAAATCATAAGGAGATATCCAATGGCAACAAACAAACTAATGGAAGCCGCAGCAGAAATTCTTGCATCAAGCAAGTCTTCCGCTCCTGGTATGCCAATGCCTAAAATGACTGATCATGTCGCTCCAGGTAATTCAACAACACCTGAAGATTTAGGCGGACCAACCCCACAAAATAACAAACCAACTGATGATTCAAACAAGTTGGCTAACAAAGCAAAAGACACATCAAGTGGCAACAAATCATCTTTGAACATGAAGCCTTCGGCAGCATCGGCAGACGTTCAACTTGGCGACAAGAACATGAAGTATGGTACAGGTACAGCAATGATGCCTGAAGATGTTGCTGATGAAGAAGAAGTTTTTGATGACGAATCGGCAGTTGAAGAAATTAAAGCACAGATCAAAGAAGATGTTGCTTCATTGTTTGCCGACGATTCATCAATCTCTGATGACTTCAAATCAAGAGCGGCAACAATTTTTGAAGCACGTGTGTTTGATCGTGTGTCGCAAATTCAAGAACAACTGGAAGCAGAATATGCTGGTCAGTTAGTTGAAGCAGTTGAAACAATTAAAGCAGAACTGACAGAAAAAGTAGATGACTACCTGAACTATGTTGTTGAGCAGTGGATGGATGACAACGAGATTGCTATTGAAAGCGGTCTGCGTTCAGAAATTACAGAAGATTTCATTGCTGGTCTACGTAATCTGTTTGCTGAAAACTACATCAACGTTCCAGAAGATAAAGTTGATTTGGTAGAAGAACTTGCTACCAAAGTTGAAGAACTGGAAAACAAATTGAACGAAGAAATTGAAACCAACGTTCAGTATAAAAAACAACTTACTGAAGCGGTTAAAGTACAACTAGTAAATGAAGTGTGTGAAGGACTCACAGCAACTCAAGTAGAAAAAATTAAGTCACTTGCAGAGAGTGTTGAATTTTCCACAGAGGAAGAATTCAAAGACAAACTTGAGACAATTCGTGAGAACTATTTTCCATCAGGCATGAAAAAAGCCGATGTAGCACAACTTCACGAAACAGTTGATGACGAAGATGGTAACGAAAAGAGAGTCGTTTCCGACCCATACGTTGCTTCCGTCATGCAAGCGATTTCAAAAACAAAAATCTAATAAAATAAGGAGATACAAAGATGTATTTGTCAGAACAACTACAAAGCAAATGGGATGGTGTTCTAAACCACCCAGACTTGCCAGCAATTGCTGATCCATATCGTAAAGCAGTTACGGCAGTTATCCTGGAAAACCAAGCCCAGGAAATGATCAAAGAATCTGGTATTCTGCAAGAGACAGGTTCACCAACTAACTTTGCTGGCACAGGTGGTTTTGGTGGTTCTGCTGCTGCTGCTGGTCCAGTTGCTGGTTTCGATCCAATTCTGATCAGCCTGGTTCGTCGTTCATTGCCTAATCTGATTGCGTATGACGTTTGCGGCGTTCAGCCAATGACAGGTCCTACAGGTCTGATTTTTGCGATGCGTACACGTTACGGCTCACAGGGCGGTACAGAAGCATTCTATAACGAAGCAAACACAGCATTCTCAGGTGCTAACGGTGCTATCGTTGCATCTTCAATGAGCATTGCTGGTAACACAACAGACTATCTGTTTACGGGTAACGCTGCTCCTACTGGCGCTATGACAACAGGTTCGGCTGAAGCATTGGGTGACGGTGCAGCAGGTAACACATTCCAAGAAATGGCATTCTCAATTGAGAAAGTCACTGTAACAGCCCGTACACGTGCGCTGAAAGCAGAATACTCAATGGAACTAGCACAAGACTTGAAAGCAGTTCATGGTCTTGACGCTGAAACAGAATTGGCTAACATTCTGTCCGCAGAAATTCTTGCTGAAATCAACCGTGAAGTTATCCGTACAATCTACAAGATTGCAAAGCCAGGTTGCCAAGCAGGTACAACAACTAAGGGTGCATTCAACCTAGACACAGACTCAAACGGTCGTTGGATGGTTGAAAAGATCAAAGGTCTTGCATTCCAGATTGAACGTGAAGCAAACCAAATCGCTAAGTTGACCCGTCGTGGTAAGGGTAACATCGTCATCTGTTCATCAGATGTCGCATCTGCCCTGGCTATGTCTGGTATTCTGGACTACAACTCAGCACTGGCTGGTCAAGTATCATTGACAGTTGATGACACTGGCAATACATTTGCTGGTACAATCTTCGGTCGTATCAAAGTTTACATCGATCCATATTTCCCAACAGGCTCAACATCAGAGTTCGCAATCGTTGGTTATAAGGGTACAAACGCTTATGACGCAGGTATGTTCTACTGCCCATACGTTCCTCTGCAAATGGTTCGTGCAGTTGATACTGGTACATTCCAGCCAAAGATTGGCTTCAAGACTCGTTATGGTCTAGTTGCTAACCCATTTGCTGAAGGTACTGACCAAGGTCTAGGCGCTCTGAATGCTCAGACAAACAACTACTACCGTGGTTTCCGTATCGCAAACTTGATGTAATTTTCTTAGCAGATGAAGTCACCGCTAGAGTGACGAGTTTAAAGAGGCACCTTCGGGTGCCTCTTTTTTTGCTTATAAATACACATATGACAGTTCTTACACGCAATCCATCTAATCCAAATTCGTTACAGCCAAACAAGTTCACGTTGAACTTGGCTCGTACACCGAATTTACAATACTTTTGCCAAACAGTTTCATTACCTGGACTTTCAACATCAGAGATTCCAGTACAAAACCCATTTGTGGAATTGTACGCACCTGGTGAAAAAACGATTTATGATATATTGAACGTTACTTTTATTGTTGATGCTGAGATGTTGAGTTGGTTAGAAATACACGACTGGATTCGTGCAATGACA